TGCCTTTAAATATTATGTCTTTATCTTGCACAATAGACTTAAGCAAAAAGTTTGACGAGTCATTTACAACTGTACCAAAATTTGTTCCAGCAGCAGTAAAAAATATATCATCGCCATCTGCATCAAGAATAATGTCACCACTAGAATCTAGAGTAATATCAGTTCCATCGTTAGTTATGGTATCTAAAGCTATAGAACCAACATTAGTAATATTAGCATCGTTAAATGATGTAGCTCCAAAATTGTTTGTAGCTGCAATAGAAGTAATACCTGCTGCTGCAGTAATACCTCCACCATCTGCAATAGATATTGCATCATCTCCATCAGTAAATTCAATTAAAGGTGTTCTAATAGCTGTTGAAACACTAACATTTCCTGCTAGGTCTAAATCAGTAAAAGCATTTACTACTGCTGCTCCTGAACCTGCTCCATCTAAATATACAACAGCTACTTTTCCTGTTGGTATAGTTACAGTTGCTCCGCTACCTTGTTTAATTATTATTGATTGAGAACCTGAAGTAGCATTTTCAATAATTTGCACTCTTTTCATAGTATTAGGTGCAATAGTAATAGTACAAGTTGAATCTAGTGTGCCTGTATATTTAACATACATAGCTCTTGCTGCATCAGCAGCACCATCTGCTACTGTTGATGTATGTGTATCTGCATTTGTTGTTATGGCTTCTGTGCCATAACCTAAAGCTTCTCCAATTAATTCTAAATTTGTATTGGTGGTTGTACCCCATGTACCACTAGCATCACCAGTAGCCATTTCATTTAGTCTTAAGTTATTTACATATGTACTTGCCATATTTAGTCCTCGTTAAAATTATATATTATTTATAAAGTAATCTCAGTATAGTTTGGTGTTTGATTTACTGTTATTGGTGTATAAGTTGCTGTTAAATTTTGTGCTATTTGTCCGTAAACATTAACTGTATTAAGTGCCAAGGTTATTTCTAAACCTTCTGAAATAGTGACATCTGCATTAGCTTTAGCAGTTACACTTCCTACAGCACTTGTACCAGCAAGACCTGTAACATCCAGGTTATTGTTGGTAATTAATGACTCTGTTCCTAAAGAAGAAGTTAATTCAAATCCTGTAACAGATACATTTGCAGCACAAGATACAGATTCATCTCCTAATTCACTAGCTGAAGCAACTGCTGTAACACCTGTAACGGCTGCTGCTTGTACTGCAGTACCATCATCTAATGCTGTAGTTCCTACATTTCCTGTGGCTGCTATATTTGCTGCTGCAGTAACAGTTTCACTACCTAATGCAGAAGTTGCTACATTACCTGTAACATCAACATCTACAGAAGTAGCACCCCAGTAGTCAGAACCCCAAGTGCCTCTACCCCAACCAGTTGCCACTTAAGCTCCTATGCTATTCTTATGATAGCGTTAGATGCGTCTGCTGCTGGAAACTGAATTGTAAAATCACCTGCTGTAGAAGTTTTATCTCCACCAAATGCTAAAACACAAACTGCTCTATCACTATTGGTATCGTTATAGATAAGACAACCATTCGCTGTAATAGTAGCATTACTAAATGTTAAATCAGCAAAGTCAGTAAATGCAGTTGTTCCTGAAGTTGTAGGATTTACATTAGTTAATGCAGAACCAGTTGCTGTGTAGTTTGTACCACTTGCTTCATTAGAACTTGAATACGCAGTTGTAGAAGCACCTAAAGATGCAGAACTAGTATATAAAGCTAACTTGAAGCTATTGCCTCCTGAAGCTAAAAAATTGTGTTTGCCTTCAAGTAATTCTTGTTTAAATGAAGTACACATTGCTTGTGATATTGCCATTATAGTCTCCTAATAATATTAGCCATTTCTTTATGACCTTGTTTTTCTAATAATCCTGCTACAGTAGCTCTATCACTTGCTATAGCTTGTTTCATATACAACAAAACAACTGTCTGTATAGTTTCTTTAAATGCTTCAGCCTGGGCTTTAACCATAGGGTCTGCATTATCACTAACAGAAATTAATCGTTCCATTATTCTTTCAGTCCAATATTCAGGCTTAAAGCCTTCATTTTGTGTAGTTTTTACTTCTACACTTCCTATTGTACTTTCTACATCTACACTAAACATTTATTTTCCTTTGTCCATCTCTATAGGCATCTTTACGATTATACCCATCTGATTGTAGTGTAAGTCTTTGTAAAGCCTCTTGAAATCTTTTTTCATAAGTATTTAAAACATCAGGTTCACCTTTCATAAAAGTATATGCTTCACATAAACTTCCATAAAGTAGTGCTTCTGGTGCATTTGTACCTAACCATGTTGTTCCATCTGCTGATTCAGTAATTGATTGCGGTGTATAAAAATAATGTAATTCTATTGAAAAAGCAGCACTAGGCGTTGGTCCTACAATAAAACTTTCATCATCAAACTGTGCATATACTTTAGGTAATCCTGTTGTTGTTGATAATGGATATGCTTCTCTTATGTAATTAACATCTTTGTTCAAAAGATAATTATAATTTCCATTAGCATCTACAACTGCTAAAGAATATGGGTATAAATAATCTGTTGGTGTTTTTAAATACTGAGTATTGATAGTAAGAGAACCTGTAACATTTTTTCTAAAATTTGGTAACTCAACAGATTTAACAATTCTATCTTCTGCTTGTGTAATAAATGTCGGTAAATCAGCAACAAAAGTTGCTTCGGTGTTCTGTGTATAATCTTGTATAGCAGATTTTAATGTTGTAAATGTAAAACTCATGATGTACTCACTTTAACTTTTCCTACTTCACCTTTAATATTAAGACCCATTGTACTAGAACCAAATTGTGCTAATCCTCCACCTACAGGATTAAAAGAAAAATATGTAGTAGATTCTGTTTCACCTGCATCAGGTCTAGCATTATATAAAGTTTGTGGGTCACTAGCATTTACTTCACCTAGTTTTAATTGTGGATGGTCTACATCAAAACAATCTTCACAAACACGCATACCATTACGCTTGCTATCTTCTATTTCATATCTAAGTTCATTTAACTTATATGAAAAACCACATCGGTCACATTGACCTAATGCTTTGCTTGCTCTTGCGTATGCCATTTAATAACCATATGTCCCTAAGTCAGGAACAAATCTTACAGAAGCTCTTTCTCTATCTGCATCACTTACATCTTTCCATAACTCATCGTATCTTTGTTTAATCATTGGAACTCTTGGTTGAGCTTCAGGTGATTTTACTGCTAAGTTATATGCCAAAGCATATGTTAAACAAGGTAAATATCTTGATGGCACATCTACATTATTACTAGCAACATCGCCTGTATCTTCAATTCTTTGAATGTAATCATAGACTAATGTATATGCTTTATCTGGAGTTGACCATAAAACTAACTTGATACTACCGCTATCTTTATCTACATAAAACTGTGTAGGTTTAGCTTGAAGTAATTTATTGGATTGATGATTGTATTCTGTTCTAGATATTCTATTTAAGCGTTGGTCAAACTGTTTAGTTTCATCACCAGCATCTGTTCTAATAAAAACATCTACAATATCTAAAGCAGAAGCATCTACAGTATAGCTACTAGTGCCTTCAGTTACAGAAACGCTTCCTTGTTCTACAGTCCAAAGATTTAATCCTTTGTTCTGCCATTCTAAAAATACTAAATTAAGTGCTCTTTTAGCACCTCTAAAGCTATAGCCTGAACGCAACTCTAGACCACATAGGTCATAAGCTTCTTCCATAATATCGCTTATGTCTAGGTTGAATGTATGTGTTCCACTTGTAGCCATTATTTATTCCTTAATTTAATTAACACTTCCACCTTCTACGAGCCTGTCTAATTCTTGAATTAGGGTCGTTTCTGGTTTTAGCTGAACTTCTTTTTAGTTGACCTAAAGACCTGGCACAGTAAGACTTTCTGCGTTTAGCAGCTTTACTACCTTTCTTTACTTTACCTGTTACTGCTGTTTTTAACTTAGAACCTGGATTAGCTTTACGATAAGCTGCAACCCCTTTCTTAGTCATACCAGCACCAGACTTAGTGCTACGATAATTAGCACCCTTACCTCTTGTAGTTTTAGGTATAGGGTTCTCTCGTTTTCTTTTGGTCATTAGAACACTAGTTAGCTCTTTCCACCTCTAGCCATGCCTTTAGACCTTTTCTTTTTAACACCTGGTTCAGTCATACCGCCACCAAACATTTTTTTAACATAGTCTTTGTATTGCATAACATTTTGTTCTTTGCCAACTTCAACGCCTGACTTACCACCACCTGCCATGTACTTAGATGATTTGCCACCGCCTGCCATATATTTAGATGACTTACCGCCACCTTTCATGTATTTAGATTTTTTATTTCCTGCCATTTTAGTTACCTTTACTTTTTAGTAGATTTTTTAGCTGCAGCTTTTTTAGCTGGAGCTTTTTTAGTTGTTTTTTTCTTAGCTGGTTTTTTGCCACCAACATAAGCTTCATTGATATCTGGAGTAGATGGGTCATCACCGATAAGTTGTCCTTTATCGTTTCTTGCCCTTTCGCCATTCATTTCATCACATTTACGCTCTGCATCTTCTAAGTCAGGGTCTGGACCAAATATAGGTCTGTAGATTCCATCTGTATCTAATTTTAGAACTTTATATTGTGCTGGAAATTCACCAGTTTCTGAGATTACATAATCTTTTGTTTTAGCCATAATTAATTCCTATTAGTCAGAATATACTTTAATCATCTCTAAAACGATAGAATAAGTATCTCCTGATGAGTGTCCTTTAGTAGTAAGAAGAATGTCTCCGTTTTTACCACTACCTGCGTTATTTGGAAGTCCTCCAAAATCTTGAAAATCCATATGTCCATTACTACTTTCAGCAAGTTCCATAAGTAAAACATTACTAGTAGCATTTAAAAATAATTGTACGGACATACCTACGATAGCATGACTAACACGCATTACTCTTACTTCTGAACAAGATGTTCCTGCAGAGTTAGCGGCTAAGGCAGATACATCTACCTTAGCTACTGCGGATTCGCCAGTACCATCGCTGACATTTGTAAACTTCATAACACAATTTCTGTCACCATCA